GAGTAATAAGTCATTCAATTTCAAAAGCTTTTAAAAGAAAACAAAAACAATTTGTAGCGGTTACTTGCCATCATGATATTGAAGAATGGCTTGAACCTGATTGGGTATTAGATATGGATCTAAAAGAATTTAGAGATTCAAAAAAAAAAGACCTAAAATCGAATTCGAAATACGATCTTGTAGCAAGCAAGTTTGGACTATTTTCAAAGATTATCATTATCTAAGTCATTCATTAGCAAATAATACAGATTCTTATATAGGTTTAATCGACGGACGACCTTGTGCATTTATTTCTGTAATACTTTTTCCTCATCCAAAAGCAAAAAAAGTTTACAAAACACATCGTTTAGTGGTATTACCTGAATTTCAAGGAATGGGTTTAGGAAGGATTTTGACAGACGAAATTGCTAAATTTTATTTATCTTTAGGAAAAAGATATAGGGAAACGACAAGTCATCCTGCAAGAATCGCTTCTCATAAAAAAAATCCTAATTGGATATGTTGTCATCAAGGTAGAAATATAAATCCTTCTAATTCAGGTTTAGGAGGTATGTCTAAAAATCGTTTAACAACATCTTGGGAATTTATAGGTAAAACATGAATGAAGAACCAAAAAAAAAAGGAGGGAGTAAGCCAGGCTCCATTAAAACTCCAACAGTTAGATGTGAAAAAGATTCTAAATTAGGAAAAAAAGGAACCGATGGCAGACCTTTTAGAGATTTTGATCAAAAAATATTCGAAAATTTATGTCGAGCTTTATGCACTGTAGATGAGATTGAAGCCATTTTAAATACAAATCAAGTTACTTTAAATAAATGGTGTTTAAGACATTATGAAAAAACATTCAAAGAAATGTATGAAAATTTCAAATTGCATGGAAAAGCCAGTTTAAGAAGAATTCAATTTAAATTAGCTGAAAAAAATGCTGGTATGGCAATTTTTTTAGGTAAAAATATGCTTGGTCAAACAGATCAATTAGTCCAAAAAATAGAAACAAAACAAACAGTAACTACTAAAGCTATTTTAGAATTACCCGACAATGGAAGAAGATATGTTAATGGAAGAGAAGATTAGGCCACAAGAAGGTCCTCAAATGGATTTTCTTGCATCAGAAGCAGATATTGTAATTTATGGGGGAGCAGCAGGAGGAGGAAAAACGTACGCTTTATTATTAGAAACTCTTTGGCATCATGAAACTCCGGGATTTAGCGCTGTAATTTTTAGAAAAAATGCAAATCAAGTAAGAAATCCCGGTGGTTTATGGGATACTTCAGCGCCTTTATTTATGAAATTTGAAGGAAATCCCAAACAATCAACTTTAGAATGGGATTTTCCATCGGGTGCAGTAGTAAAATTTGCTCATATGGATATGGAAAAAGATAAATTTTCATGGCAAGGATCGCAGATAACACTTATTGGATTCGATGAACTTACCCACTTTTCTTGGGGTCAATTCGTTTATATGCTATCTCGTAATCGTTCTCTTTGTGGAATTAAACCTTATATTAGAGCCACAACAAATCCCGATCCAGATTCATGGGTTAGAAAATTTATTGATTGGTGGATAGATAATGAAACTGGATATGCTATACCCGAAAGATCGGGATTAATTCGTTGGTTTATAGTTATTGGTGATGAAACAATCTGGAGTAATACTAAAGAAGAACTTAAGAAAAAACATCCTGATTGTCTTCCAAAAAGCGTTTCTTTCATAGCCTCTACCGTATATGATAATAAGATTCTCTTAAAAGAAAATCCTGATTATTTAGCTAATCTTCAAGCGTTACCGCGTTTTGAGAGAGAACAACTCTTAATGGGTAACTGGAATATTAGACCAACCGCTGGCATGTTCTTTCAACGTTCTTTTTTTAATGTTGTGGATGTTCTTCCGCGAAACGTAACTTTCGTTCGTTACTGGGATCGAGCCGCGACTAACAAGACCGAACTTAATGATCCCGATTTTACAGTCGGATTGAAGTTAGCTAAAGATAAAGACGGAATATTTTACGTTGTAGACATTGTTAGATTGCAAGAAAGCCCCCTACAAGTGCAAAATGCAATTAAAAATTGTTCTACACAAGATAGCAGTGATTGTAGGATAGGAATTGAGCAAGATCCAGGTCAAGCAGGAGTCAGTGAAGTCGATTTGTTAATTCGTATGCTGCAAGGATATTCCGCAACAGCGTATAAAGTAACTAAAGATAAAATTACTAGAGCCTCCCCTGTGAGCGCCCAAGCCGAAGCAGGCAATATCCGAGTATTAAGAGGCTATTGGAATGAAGACTTTTTTAGAGAGTTAGAAAACTTTCCCGAAGGTGGACATGATGATATCGTGGATGCTTTAAGTGGAGCTTTTCTAATGCACACAGAAAACAAATATAATCTTTTAGCGTTATCGCAAATGTGAGGCTTATGGATGACAGACCGATCGTGAAGGCAGATGCACAGGACTATCGTCCTATCACCTACATTCAAGAGCAAAAGCATCTTCTAGCAAAAGTCAAGCAAGTTAACAACGACAATTTTGTCCGCTCCGATGGTTGGATGAACGTCCTAACAGGCTTAGGAATGTGCGGAAGAGACAAGAAACAAAGCGGTTTTTTCCGTATCTCTAACATATTCAATCGCTCCGAATTAGATCAAATGTACCGTTCCGATGGCCTACTTAGGTTGATCATCGACATTTTTTCTCAAGAAATGCTCAGGCAAGGATGGGAATTAGAAGGCGATGCCGAAGGTAAAATCATGGGCAAGCTTGAAGAGCTAAAAGTAAACGAAGCGATGGGAAATTTAATTAAATGGGCTAGGTTATTCGGAGGAGCCGTTTGTATCATGGGTATAGCCGATGGTCTTCCGTTAGATCAACCAGTAGATGAAAGGAGTTTACGTGATGTCCAATGGCTACGTGTATTCGATCGATATCAAGCATATTCCAGAGATGGCACATTTGAGTCCGATCTTAACTCGCCAAATTACGGTTTTCCAAACGTCTACACAATCAACGATAACCGCACTGGCGCTATCTTTTACGTCCATTACTCCCGCATTCTCAGAATGGATTGGAATGTCCTACCGCCTCGATGGCAGAATTTTAACCAAGGCTGGGGCGATCCTCTAATTCAAACCATCTATGAAGAACTTAGAAATTATTCTATGGCCTTTTCGCATACAGCAACAATGATGGAAGATTTCGTTAATGGTATCCTCAAGATTCCCAATTTAACCGCAATTATGGCCTCCCAATGCGGAGATCAAAACGTTCTCAAACGATTAAATATTTTGAACCTATCCAAATCCACAACTAATACGATGATTTTGGACGGAGATGAAGACTATCAAAAAAATTCAACCAATGTCACAGGCATAGCCGATCTGATCGATCGTTTCATGCTAGCCCTTTCTGCCGTCTGTAAAATCCCTGTCACTCTTCTTTTTGGTCGCAGCCCAGCAGGATTAAACGCCACAGGCGAAAGTGATGTAAGAAATTTTTACGATGCCGTTAAGCAAGAGCAAGAATCCAAATTGCGTTGCGTTCTGGAAAAGTTAATCCGCTACATCATTATCTCCAAAGATGGACCCTTCAACGGAATTGAACCAGATGATTGGTCGCTTCAATTTGTGCCCTTATGGCAAAACACAGAAGAACAAGACGCAATGACAAGAAAAATGGTAGCCGAAACCGATGCCATTTACATTGATCGTGGCGTTCTTGATCCAAATGAAGTAGCGATCTCACGTTTCGGCGGTAATAAGTGGAGTATGAACACTCAAATTGACGAAGAAATGAGAGAAAGAACCAATCCAGAAAGAGACGAAATAGAAATGCTACAAAAAGAAAAAGACAAGGATACAGGAGCCGAAGTCACTCAAGGACCCGATTACATGGGTACAGGATTGCCAAGGTCACCAGCGAGCTCATTCTAATGAGAAAAGAATTCAAATTACTTTTGGAAATGAGAAAAGCCAAAGGCATCAAAAAAAAAGCCAAAGTACCTCCAAAGTGGCTTTTTCCAATCAATCAAGAACGCCAATACGATCGCGCTTTGTACTCCCTTACCAATGAGCTTAAACAACTTATCAAGCAGATTTTAGTGCCTGAAATTCCCTCAATGATAGCCGAAGTAGAAAGCAAAATGCCCAACGATCGCCAAGATAGCTATCTCGATCGTTTAAACGGATTGATAATTTATATTAAACAAGCTATACAAAATAAAGTATTTAATACTATTGTGGAAGCCGAGGTTATAGGAGTCGAAATTGCAAGGTTCAACAAAACCCAATTCCAAAAGCTCAACGATAGCATCTTCGGCATTGATATTTTTGTCGATGAACCTTGGCTCAGCGATCAACTACAACTGTTTGCAGCACAAAATGCCCAGCTCATCCAGTCACTGCCAGATCAGGAACTTGAACGAGTGGCTGGCGATATTGAACGCGGATTGCAGCAGGGCTTAAGGTTTACCGATATTTCCAAAGGAATACAAAAATCCTTTGGAATTACTCACAGGCGAGCCACATTGATAGCCAGAGATCAAACAACCAAGCTAAACGCCAGTTTAACTAGGTTAAGGCAGCAAGAAGTAGGCGTAGAAGAATATATCTGGCAAACATCAGGAGATGAAAGGGTGCGTGCCACCCACAAACACAATGATGGCAAAGTGTTTCGGTGGGATACCCCCCCAAAAATTACAGGCCATCCCGGAAACGACGTAAATTGTCGCTGCGTAGCAAGGCCAGTTTTAGATAAACTTTTAAATTTAGGTTGATATGGAACTAAAAAATCTCGCCAGATACGACAAAGGAGTCGTCCAAGGCGAGACCACATTAACAGATGAAGGTTATATAAAAGCTCGTTCCATTGTGACTAGATGCGGAGTTTTTCTTTATAAAAATGCCGACGGTACAATCAGAAAAGAACTAAGACATCCCGATGACGTTTTAAGACCCGAAAGTCTAGAAACAATAAAAATGATTCCTGTAGTTAATGGCCATCCACCCGAACGCTTAGTAACAGCCGATAATGCAAAAAGACTAGCCGTAGGATACACAGGTGAAACCGTCGAAACCGAAATGCCCTATATCGTAGCCAACATCCTAGTCACTGATAAATCCGCGGTAGAAGAAATAAAAGATAAGAGAAAAAACGAACTCTCTTTGGGTTATACGACAGATCTCATCGAAGATTCAGGAATGTATTTTGGTGAGCCGTACGAATTTCGTCAGACCAATATCCGCTACAACCATCTGGCGTTAGTCGATCAGGCTAGAGCTGGACCACAAGCGAGAATTTCTCTTGACGGAGACGACGCGGAAGAAATTTTACAAGAGGAGGCGCAAGTGGCTAATAAAAAAGCTAGGAAAGTAAAAATTGACGCACAAGAGTACATGATGGAAGACGATACTGCGAGTGCAATAGAAAACATGATGAATCAACATCATGAGTTTAAAAAATCTCATGAAGATTTCATGAAAAAGCACATGACTCTAAAAGACGAGCATGAAAAATTAATGGCCGAACGTGACAGTCTAAGAGATAAAGACTATCACGATCCCGAAAAAGTTCATCATCCGTTAGAAAACGATGAAATCGGTTCCAACGGAAAAGAAGAAAAAGACCCTGACGACTCTTATGGGATGTCCTCCCACGTCAAGGATTACGAAAAACCAGTTAACATGGAGAATCATGTCGTGAATTCACCCAAAAACGAACACTATCCGCACGATCTGCCGCACGTTTCAAAAGTTGATGCTGCGGAGGTTGATCGTCGCGTGAAGCACAGAGTAAAACTAGAAAAGCTCTCTGAGCGCTTCCTAGACAAAAGAACTCTGTCCAGATTGGACAGCATGAGCGATTTCGAACTTAAAAAGAGTTTAATTATGAGCATTCAGCCAAATGCAAGGCTCGACGGTAAGAGCGAAAACTACATCAACGCACGTTTTGATGCAGCCATAGAAGACCTTCCCGGAGCCAAAGTAATGGCAGCTCCTTCTAAGTACAACAATGATAGCGATCCAGAATCAAGAGAAAAGGATGCAGCTAACGCAGTTGAAGCCCGAAAAAACATGATTCGCAATCAAAAAAACGCTTGGAAACCAAGGAGTAAATAATGCCTCAATTACAATATAACTTTTTGATGACCATAGGTATCGCAGGTGAACTCTACGATATCGGATTCAACAACGTCCTGTCCCCAGTATCCCCCATCGAACCAGCGATCATACCAGGGTTAGGCGTAGCCAAAATCATCGGTCAAGATATGCAAGT